TCCGGACGAAAAAAAAGACATGAATCGGATGGATATCCCCAAAAATCCATCCGATTTTTTTTTGTTACAGATTATGAAGCTACAATTAGGTAGAAATATTAACATAAGTCTTAGACTTTTGGAACAGTGGTCAGATGATTCGCTGTTCATGGAATTGTATGCTTTATACTGTATGATAAAAATCTCCCGCCGGGATTCGAGAATAAGATTCAAAAACAAGAAAGATCTTCTTCATAAACTTGGAATCGGGTATTCGAAGTTCAAGAACATGACAGGACATCCGATGTTTGACGAACTGTTCCGTATGACGAATAGTACGTTCGTTGCAAGAAGATATCGTGTTAATGGCGTACAACTTACTCTCGGATGCGGGAAAGTGAATATTCCAAAGAATAGGATTTTAATTAAGATAAAGAAAAATGAAATAACAAACCATGAAAAAGTCCTTGACAGGATAAGAGAGGCGATGTTTGTTAATTTAGTCAGAAACAATGAGTCTGTACTGAACAGTGGAGAGACAAACTCTCAGGCGGATGTCGTAGACGGAAGCCACTCGTATTATGGATTAATTGATTCGACGATAAGTAATAAAACAATTGCCTTGTACTTGAATGTAGGACTAACAAAAGCGAAAGAGATTGTCGGTATGGCGATACAAGACAAGCTCGTAAAAAGGTTCGAAAACATACAATTTATAACATACGTAGATAATCCTCGTGCTTACATTGAAGCAAACGAACATAACTACCCAATAGGTAAGCTGATTCCGGTATATAGGCACGGAGCTGTTTTCTGGCAAATAGCAAATACCTGGACCTTGTATAAAAAAGGAGCAACAAACAGATGGTATTTTGGAGAGAAGGATATAGAGAAAGGAGAAAAAGAAAAAGTGAGTAAGAAAGACGATTTCAATTTCTTCTTAAAAGACAATACTCATATCCTACGTTTCCTAAACGCAGAGGAAGTTGTTTCCGAAGATGGCGAAATCCTTGGCATAGATCGTAAAAAGACAAAAGAAGAAGAAGCAAGGTCATTGGCTTCTGTTATGGCTAAAGAAGCGCACAAAGACTTCTGGGACGGATATGAGCGAAGTACACAAAACCAGATTATAAGAAAGTACTATCGCGCTATCATAGCAGAAGATAAGAAGCGCAGAATGGACATGTTCTTAAACCGTCTTAAACAATCATACGACAAGGTTAGTGGGTGGAGCAAGGAGAAGGTAGCCACGGTAAAGGCAGGCATGGCTGATGCGGAAGCCTGCTGTGCTGAGGTGGGGACGTCCGTTGCCGGGGTCTGTGGTAGGGTAAGTAGGAGAATGAAATCCTATAACAATACCGCTCCTGACAAAAAGGCAGGTTTTAATGAGGTACGGGATATGTATGCTGAGTTCGCCGGCGAGATGGCTAAAGCGGTGGGGTCGGTAAGCGAAGACATCTATATGTATGTTAAGGCAGAACAGTTTAAGGAAAAGATAGAGAATATGGATATATCTGTCCAATCATTACCTAACATTAATACAACAGTAGACAATGATAAAGAATTAGATGGTGAATCTGTATTCAAGGATATACCATTAGAAGAACTATCATTCTATAATGATACCTATCTTTACCCTTCATCTCAGTATTCATCATTGTAATGTTTGGTACTTGAGAGAGGGTCTGTTATTAGTGGCCGCCAACAGAGCCGAAAAACGATAATCTCGTAGAACATCGACGTAAACACCCGTTAGCCACTACTATGCCATTACTGCACCCATACTAAACCACATTACTGTCTGTCACAAAGAAACTTATCCAACTTATTATTTCTTTTTAATCCTAATTAATTCATTTTATATTTTATGTTTTATTTTATTTTCATACTTTTGTTTTGTAGAACAAAATCAGAAAAAAGATGGCTATAAGTTACGACAAAAAAATCATGGAGTGCGTTCTTCGTTCAGTTATGTCCGAAGGTAATGTCGCCCAGGGAAAGGCTATTAAGTCTATTTGTAAGTCACCAAAACCGCTGTTTATAACCGGTAAAGGAGGAAGTGGAAAAGCACAGCCTTTGTATGCTAAAATTTTAACGCCAGATGGTTTTAAGAATATGGGGGATATAAAGGTTGGTGATAAAGTTATGGGCGCAGATGGTAAACAACAGACTGTATTGGGTGTGTATCCACAGGGAATTAGACCTGTATATAAGGTAACTATGAATGATGGTTATTTTACATATTGCGATGAAGAGCATTTGTGGTCATATAGATTATCCAGTCATTATGGTAAAACTCCATTTTCGAGATGCAGTACACTAAAAGAAATTATAAGTACAGGTATCAGGAAGAATGTTAAAATAAAAAATGGTGAAAAACAGCCGTTAAGATATGAAATTCCAGTGTGCCGACCTATAGAATATGAAGAAAAGAAATTTTCTATACATCCGTATGTATTGGGAGTTCTTATAGGTGATGGGAGTTTAAATGGTAATATGGCTATTTTTTCTTGTTCTGATTCTGATGTAGAAATAAGAAATAGAGTAGAGTCATTTCTTGGAGAAGATTTTCTATTGAGTAAAAAAAAGGAACATCCAGCCATCACATGTCCTCAATACAGTGTGATTCAAAAAAATCATACAAAAGGTGGTGGGTTTATAAATAGGATAAAGGATTTAGGACTAAATGTTACGTCTGGGTATAAATTTATACCAGAAGAATATAAACTTGGCAGTATCGATCAGAGAATGCATTTGTTAAATGGTTTAATGGACACCGATGGAACATGCTCGAAAGAAAGAAATAGATTGACGTATTCTACTACAAGCAAGAGATTGGCTGAAGACATTGTTGATCTTGTACAGTCGTTAGGTGGAATAGCTAAGATAAATACGCTTTTTAGACCTGATAAGAAATACGTGTATGAATATACCGTAAGAATAAAAATGTACGATAATGTATTTACATTAAAAAGAAAAAAAGAAAGATATGTTCCTAATCCGGCAAGAGTTTCAAGGTATATAGAAAGCGTGGAAAAGGTAGATGATTCTGAATGCGTATGTATAAAAGTATCAAATAAAGACGAGTTGTATATAACAGATAATTATATTGTAACTCATAATACTACTTTCCTTAAGCGTATTATACCGGCATTAAAAAATGCGGTTGTTGTAGCTCCTACAGGTGTTGCTGCTGTTAATGCAGGTGGTCAAACCATTCATTCATTTTTTAGAATAGGAATGCAGCCGTATATACCTGAAATACGAAAAGGCGCGTTTATGGATAACTGCGAATATAAATTCAACGGAGGTTCGGAAAAGATTTTACAGAATATAAAGTATCTTATCATAGACGAGATTTCTATGGTTCGCCCTGATCTTCTTGACAACGTAGCTGATATACTTCGTCATGCAAGAGGAGACAAGGACCCGTTTGGCGGCGTGAAACTTATTATGGTAGGTGATTTATTTCAACTTCCGCCAGTAATTAAGGAGGATTTTTTTAGAGAAATATACGATACATCTTACTTCTTTAGCTCCAAGTCTCTAATGGCTTCTGGTATGGAAATGGTTTCTTTTGAAAAAATATACCGTCAGAAAGATGAGAAGTTTATTAGTGTCCTTAATAAGGTGCGTGAAGGGCAGATGGATGATGATGTATTTGATACAATAAACAGCAGATGTATTCAGTCTGATAATAATCAAGGATATGTTGAGATTGTAACTACCAACTCAAAAGCTACGGCTATTAACGAAATGAGAATATCATCGTTACCAGGCTCTTTAAGAAAATTAGAAGCTGTTATAAACGGTGATTATCCTAAAGATGCTCCGGTTGAAAAAACTCTTTTCTTGAAAGAAGGATCAAGAGTTATGATAACAAGAAACGGAGGAGAGTACTTCAATGGCTCTCTTGGTACTGTATTATCTATAAAAAAGGGTGAGATTGAAGTAGTCCTTGATAAACCGAAAGATGATGAGCATACTAAGGTTGTTATAACACCATGTTCGTTTGAGAAAGTAAAATACGTAAGAAACGGATATAAGATAGAATCTGAAGTAGTAGGAGCTATTATTCAGTATCCTATAAAAATAGGTTATTCTATCACGATCCATAAAGCCCAAGGCCTGACATTGGATGCGGCTATGATGGACGTATCTAATTCTTTTGAAACAGGACAGCTATATACGGCTCTTTCAAGAGTAAAGTCTCTTGATGGATTATATCTTCGTCAACCTATTCCTAAGACGGTAAAAACCAGCGATCAGGTGGTGATAAACTTCTATAAAAGGACTCTTGGTAATGGAGGTATTGTGAAACCGGTTCCAATGGAAGAGCTTGAAAAGTCAATGATTAATTTGTCAACCGGATCTGAAATAGATTTTGCAGAGTTTAATTTATAAAAAAAAATATAGTTATGAAATTTGGAGAAGCTTTAGAGGCAGTAAAAGAAGGTAAGTTAATTGCTCGTTCAGGATGGAATGGTAAAGGAATGTTCGTATTCCAGCGACCGGAAGATTGGTTGTCTACTGATATGATAGTTAATAAAGTAAAGTCATTGCCGGATTCGTTTAAAAAATACGTAAACGATTATTATGACATAGATGAAACCAACATGATTAAATTTTGTTCTTATCTGTGCATGAAAGATGCTAACAATAATATTGTAAATGGATGGTTAGCTTCTCAATCAGATATGTTGGCTGATGATTGGATGGTAGTTGGTTAAGGTAACTTAGTTTATCACCGCTTTATTTCTTTTTATAAATCAATCAATTATTTGCTTTTAAAAATTACAGTTATGGAAACAAAAGAAGAAAAACAAAAGAAGTTTGTGACAGAATTTGAAATCAATGGAGAAAAGTATGGCGGATATATTTATGCTACAACTTTTTCCGAAGCTGAAGATTTTGTTAGACAAAGAAAAGCGACAGAGAAAGTTGTAGGTGGTCCGTGTTTAGAACAAGAAGAAATTAATCGTCTTTATAACCATTCCTCTTAGAATTTTCAATGATCCTTGTTTGTTGGCATAACCTTGAGATGGTGATACTATAGTATATAAGTACCTAATAAGAATATGGCAAGAGTAGATAAAATATTTCAAGACAATTTGGCTCTTATAATGAGCCAGCCATGGGAAGAGGTAAGGCGACCGGTCTACGGTGACGGGACAGGCGTAAAGGTGAAGCGTATCCTGCAAGTATGCAACCAGTACGATCTTCGCCGGGAATTTCCTCTTGGTTCGCTTAGACCTACTAATCTTAAAAACTCCATAAAAGAAATTTTGTGGATTTGGCAAAAAAGATCGGTAGATATCAAAGATCTTGGTCTTCATATATGGGATCAGTGGGCTGATGATAATGGAAAGATCGAAGGATGTTATGGAGATATGGTGAACAGACATGTTTATATGGGAACCGGAAAAGCTCCAGAGGGTATGATAGACATCCATGATGGTCTTTACGGTTTTCTTAACCAAACAGACTTCATTCTTTGGTCACTCAAGAATGATCGTTCATCAAGAAGGATCGTAGCATCTATGTTTGATCCTGAAACCAATGGACTAAAACCTCTTCAAGAATGTGCGTTTCAGGTAAATTTATCTGTTAAAGGAGATGAGTTGTATATGACGCTTTATCAGCGCAGCCAGGATGCTATTGTTGCCGGCCTATGGAATGTAGCACAGTACGCTGCACTTATGATGATGTTCGCTCACGACGCAGGCCTGAAGCCGGCTATTTTTACGCACTTCATTCAAGATATGCACGTATATGACCGGCACGAAGAGCAGGCAAACGAGCTCCTCCGTCGCTCTCTCTTCGGACCGGTTCCGCAGGTTACTATCTCATCTCGTATGGAAGGGAAAGGGTTTTATGATTTTGTAGCTGATGATTTTGAGGTATGGAATTATGAACCGAAGGAGCAAATAAAATTTGAGATTGCGAAATGAAAATAAGCATAGATAGAAGAGCCAAAATGATTCCTATTATGGAAATCAGTGCCGGCGATGAAGTTAATATCGGAGGCTTTGATTATATTGTTGAAAGCATAACTCCATGTAGGAAAGGATCTTATTCAGATGCGTATGGAATTAGGTTGGTCATATCTTCTTATAAGCATGGCCAACTTGTAAGGAAAGTAGATAGTGTTTTTTCTATCGATTCTATTTTAGTATTTCTCCCTAAAGGAGATTCTGTTGTAGTAGAGTGCTCTTATAGAGAACTTGAAGAATATTTCCCTAAAATATAGTACAATGACAGGCGAAGAAAAATGTAACCGATGCGAGCAGTTTGGACCGAACGGTCTCACTGACTATCCATGTAAAAGGATTCCATCAAGGAACTGTCCTTGGTTTATTAAAATATCGGATAAGAAATATAAGAAGATTCTTGCCGATAGGGTGAAAAGAATTAAGGAGAATGAGAAACTTAAGCAAGAGATGATGAAAGATCAGGATCTTGTTGAAGAAGTGAAACAAAACACGAAAAGATTAATGCAATGAAAAAGAAAAATATAAAACCAGAAGAAGTGGAAGTCGTTATTCCTAAAGAAGTAGAAGCTATTAACATATGTGGAGATATCGATAGTTTTATAAAACACATTATATATGTCAGCTTGGATAAGGTAAGTAGTGATAGGGCGTTTGTCAATAACGATATTCTGTATATGGTTACATACGCCTCTATAAAAGGTAAAAATATACCTGTTGGTGTATTAGCAAAACAAAAAGAAGCTGAAACAGAAGATATTGCTATGCCGTTTGAGGATATTGGAAGGGATGTAAATGTAGTGTATCCTATTGAAATAGGAAAGAAGTTTAAAGGATTTTACATTCTTAGTAATGGTGCTGTGGCTATCGATTATGAACTTACAGACAATGGAGGTTTTGAAAATGATGATAGTATTGGTAAAATCGACATGAATCTAAATTGATACATTATGGTATTATATATAGCAGCAGATCCGGGAAAAGATGGAGCCATAGCCTGCATCGATCAGGACAGTAAACTAATATCAAGAATCTCCACTCCAAGAATATCAGCTTCAGGACCAGTAGACTTGACTAAAGAATATGTTTTTTGCCGGGATACGATCGTAGAAAACAATCCTGATAGGGTAGTATTTGTCATAGAGGACGTACACGCACTGTACGGGGTCAGCACGTCCTCTACAGCCTCCCTCATGGAGAACAAAGGCCAACTGCATGGGCTGTTCCTCTCCCTCTGCATGGCATTTACGGACATAAGTTGCTCCGTTAATTTCATAGCCCCTAAAACATGGCAGAAATTGGTTTGGACGCATTCTGATAAGGTCATGGAAGCCAGTAAGGTAAATACTAAGAAAACGTCATTGGCTTGCGCTAAAAGGCTGTGGCCAAACGATACGTTCGTTAAAAACGAAAGATGTAAGACAGCCCATGACGGTATAGTTGATGCGATGCTTATAGCAGAAGCAGCAAGAAGAACCATTTAATCTATTTTAAATCATTTTAAAATAGATTAATTCGTAATTAGATTTTAAAATAATACATTTGCAGTGTTAGATAGTCATAATCGTAAGTTTTAAAAAAATGAAAGTAAGAGTTCCTGGCATACTAATGAATGAGAAACTTTCAAACATTTCAAAGATGTTTGATAAGGTTCTAAAGGATTGTGTCACATCGAATATAAAAATTACTTTATATTTTGATCATATCCGGATACAAGCCATGAACGAACGTATAACATATACGGATGATATTTTCGATGTGAATACTGATATTTCTTGTGACCATAAGTTTTCTCTTTTAGTAGATGCCGGGACTCTTATTTCGTTTTTTAAAAATCATAACCAGGATATAGAGATAGAGATAGAGATTAAAAACGATTACAGTATCGTTTTTAAATACGATAGAGGATCTTTTTCTTCTATTTGGATTGAGGATAAGGCTTTCCCTGATTTCTTTTATCCTGTAGGTGATGGTATTCGTGTTATGAGCTCGTCTTTCATTCAGTCTATGAAAAGATCTTTTGCGTTTGTTGGATCGGATGAATTTAGACCGGCTATATGCTCGATTCTTCTTAATGTGAAGAAAGACTATATTGACATTGTTTCTACTGATATGTTCCGTCTGTTTATAAACAGGAAAGAGTATGCTAATGCAGTAGAAGAAAGGTCGATTATGCTAAGTGAGGTTGCGGCTTCCATCTTATACCGCTTTCTATATGATAAAGATACGGAGATCAGTATTTCCACAGATGGCGTTAGAACGTTCTTATGCTTTGATAATGTAATTATATCGGATATGAACGTAGAACAACAGTATCCTAACTACGAATACGTATGTAATAAATTCGAAAAATCTTCAAGGGTTAAGTTCGACAGGGATTTGCTTATATCTGTTCTTAATTCTATGACTTTAGTGGATAATGTTGTCAATGTTAAGGTAGATAAAGAAAGCGGCATAACAGTAATGTCTGAGGATTTTGGAAATAGAAAAAAGATAATGGAATCAATGCCTTTGAATGCGCTTGAAGGCCCGTGTTTTAATTTTTCTATCGGTAAGGAAAATATACTGTCTTCCGTAAAATCACTTATAAAAGGAGATGTTGTCATGGATTGGTCTGATCAGTATAAGATGATAAAGATGTTCAATCCTAAATACGAATCAACATACGTCTTAAATCAAACATTGTATAATCTATAAAAAAATAATAATATGGCTTTTAGAGAAAACAGAAGTTTTGGTACAACTTATTATCTGTATATTAATTCAGATGGTAACTTGTATGAAAAAAGTAACGAACCAAAAGAAGGTTTTGTTCAGCACATAAATCCTAATAGCGGTCAGCCGGCGGGATATTGGAAAGAGTATTATAATGGAGTAGTTGGATACATTAACTACATCGGGTTAAAGTCAAGCACTTTCTCTAATGGAAATACTGTTACTAATTTCCTTATCGTATTAAAAGATTACGAACTTAATGAAAACTATTGTATTTCCATACCTCTCGTCAATCAAAAAGGAAATATCAAGGGCTTTGTTAAGAGCTTCGTAAAATACTACGAAAACATCGATTTCAGTCGTGAAATTTATTTCAATGTCTTTAAGAAGAAGAAAGATGACGAGTTTGGATCTTCGGAACTTATTATCGCATATGCCGGAGTAGACGGAGAAAAAGATCAGCTTGTTGAACGTTTTTATAAAAAAGGCGTAAATGGTTGGCCTGACCCTGTTGAAGTTACAGGATTTGATGGCAAGAAAAGCCTCGATTATTCAGCTCAAAACAACTTTACTTATCAGAAGATTACTGAATATTCAAACAGGTTCAATGCTTCTATTAAAGATATCAGAGCAGGTATAATGGCTAAATTAGGTTTAGGAGGAAATACTCAGCAAGAGCCTACAGCCCCTCAGACTTATACCCAGCAGCCGGCCGCGCCTCAACAGGTTCAACAACCTCAGTCTGTTCCGAGTGCTATTCCGTATCAAAATTACCAACAGCCTGCTCAACAGCCAGCACAGTATCAGGCACCGGCTCAGCCTGCTGCACCTGCCCAGGCGCCTACTACAAGGAGCACCAAGCCTCAGCATCAGACGCAGCCACAGCCGCAAGCACAGATGCCGAACTTCCCTCCTATGGAAGAAGAAGACCTTCCATTTTAATATAAACATCAGCCCAGGAGAATAACATCTCTTGGGCTTTTAAAGATTGTGTAGAATGATAGTAGAAATAGTTACAAGATTTCCCCTTATTAAACTTCGTAGGAAAGTGACAGAAGAAAGGATTATGGCGAAGCATGGGGATAAATTATGTATGATCTACTCAGAAACCAGAGAAAAATATAAGCAAGGAGATGAGTGGGTCGATGATCCTAATGATGCAGACATAAGTACTTTTCGTGAGTGCTATGAATCAACGAAGGATATAAAAAAAGAAGGTATTGTTTATTGTACTATAAAAATATAATTATGGACAAGTTGGAAGATATTGAAAGACTTCTTTCTGAAAAAGAAGATAGCAAGAAGGATACTGTTTCTGAAAAGAACAACAAACATAAAAAAGAAGATAAGGTTGTTAATAAAATACCTGAATCTTATTTGACTCCAGGTTATCAGAAGACTGTGCAGGTAGGTATTAAGAAACTTTATCCTGATGTAGTGGTACCTGAATACAAACATGATGGAGATGCATGTTGTGATATTCGTGCATATAGAGTGGTGAAGATGGTGAATGACATGGGAGTGGAAATAGATGTTCCTTCCGATTTTGAATCAATTACCTTATATCAAGGTTATTCTGTTAGAATCGGAACCGGCTTCAAGTTGAATATCCCAGAAGGATGGTGTGCGAATGTAGAAGGAAGATCAGGATTCTCTTTTGACGAGGGAGTGGTAGTTACTAACGCACCCGGTAAATGCGAATTTACCTACAAAGGAGAGTATATGGTTAATCTTACTAAAATCAATAAAAAACCGACCGTAATCCATAAAAACGATCGAATAGCTCAGATGGAAATAGTTCCACAATACAAAATGGTATTGGAAGAGGTGACAGATATTGAGGTAGAAGACGGAAATGAACGTGGAGAAAAAGGTCTTGGTAGTTCTGGAGTTAAGTAATGTTTAAATATTTTGAAAATGAGCATGTTAGGTTTTACATTCATCACAGACAGCAAGCTGTCAATGTACAGGGAGAAAGTTATTAAATCCGAAAATCTTGCAAAAGAAATTGAGGAAATGCAGGATAAGGCTGATTTTTACAAGGAAAGGCTTTCCGAACTTAAGTCAGATATCGCTTCAAAGGATAAAGAGATTTTATCTATTGGCAAAGATCTTTCTGAGTCTAAGGAAAAGATTGACGCCTTGAAGGAAAATCAGAAAAAGCTGATAAAAAGCGTCAAGAAGAAAACGGAAGAACTTGATTCGGTCAAGGCTGATCTTGACAAAGCTAAGTCTGATCTTGATGAGGCTAATTACAAAATCAGTAACTTGGAAGAAAAGAAAAACAGTATATCATATGAATTAAAAAAGAAATCAAATGCGTTGATTGAAGCCAGGATCAGAATCGGAGATTTGGAAAACGAGGTTTCTGTTGGGTCCAAAACAATACAAGAGTTAGAATCGAAGCTGAAATTAATGCAAGTAGAATTAAGAGGCTACCAGATAGGTATAATCGGTAAAGACAAAAATGATGTCGCTGAGCCGGAATTGGATAAAGATGAGGAGGCAGATAAGGATGTGGCAGAACCAGAGAAGTCCGATGTTGTTCCTGAGACGGATGTGATTCAGGAAGAAGCCGGTGATATTGTGGAGCCCGAAAACGAAGCTGAACGAGTAAAAGACACTAAAAAGAAGAAGAAAAAAAAGAAGTAGGTATTTTAATCCTTTTTATATTTTAATGTTTGCCATATTATGGGTTAGTACTTAACTTTGCGTTGAGAGAGTTTTTAGGATAAATTATTTGGTTGAAAATTTTAGCTGATATATGCAGGCGTCTGTGAAGGCTCCTGCATATTTTTAAGGTCCTGTAGCTTAGTGGTGAAAGCAGGCGGCTCATAACCGCAAGATCGTGGGTTCAAATCCCTCCGGGACCACTGTCCAATGGTGTAGTGGTAACACAACAGATTTTGGTTCTGTTATCGGAGGTTCGAATCCTCCTTGGATAACGATTAAGTTTTTGTGGAAATGTTAATTATCTCAGTGTTTGCGGTGTGTGAACATAGCAAACATTAAACGGCCCATTAGTTTAACGGATAAAACCTTTGAGTCCTAATCAAAAGTTGCCTGTTCGATTCAGGCATGGGCTACATGGCTTGTTGGATGAGTGGTTTAGTCAGGGATCTGCAAAATCTCGTAGGGCGGTTCGATTCCGCCACAAGCCTCTAAAAAAAGTAAGACAATGAACTACCCAGAGCAACAAATGCTTAAGATCCTTAATAGGGATCTGTTAAGTAATCCGATGTATGTTATTAACAATCTTCATATATATGATTGGGAATCTGACTTCCTGGCCATAACAAGATCATTGTACGCTTATGAAGTAGAGGTCAAGATGTCTAAACAAGATTTCTTTAACGACTTCAAAAAGGATAAAAAACATAAGGTTCTTAAAGACGGCATTATTAAGGTAGGTGGTGTCATAAGCTATCCTCCAAACTATTTCTACTACGCCTGTCCGCCTAATATGATTGACGTAAGTGAAGTCCCTTCTTATGCCGGGCTGATTTATGTCGATGTTAGTAAAAATAGGAAGAACGTCGTTAAGGTAGCACCTTTAATTCATAGACAGAAGTTTGATGTAGTGGGTAGGAAACTGGTGGATAAGTTTTACTACAATATGCTTACTTGGAAGAAAAGAGCTATTTCAAACGTGTATGCTGACCCAGCCAAGGAAAGAGAGAAAGGCGTGCGTGCCGGAGCTGAGGCTGTGAGGAAGTCGGCCTGGGATGCGTTCAGGGCGCAGTGCCCGCACATTGCTTTCCCCTATGGAAAAGAATTTCCGATGTGTGACGATCACGAACAAGATCATCCCATGAGAGACTGCATACTTCAGTGTGAAAAAGGTAGAATATTTAAAAACAAATTAAAATGAGCACCCCACGTGAATTAAGCAGGATAGCTAATAGGATAGCCGGTAAGATGACTGATGATGGATGGGTCAGCCCCGGTAGGAAGAATCTTGTCTCTGATAAGAAGGTCATGGAATTAATAAATTTGATCTTTAATGAAATATGGAGGGAATTAGATGACGGGAAAAGAGTCCATATCAGAAAACAGATGATTTTAAAAAAGATTTTTGTCAGTAGGCAAAAAGATAAATACTACATACAATGCATAGAAAAAAGGGACGCCAAATAGACGCCCCTTTTCTTTTTCTGTAAGTAATTGTTATTTCATTACTTTCCTTACCAACTTAGAAACAGCTTGCGTGATAGTCCACCTGATGTTTGCATTAACATTGATAGTCTGAGGAGTACCGTTTGCATCCAAGTTAATTACCTCCTTGTCTATCTCCAAGAACGGATCACCTGCTGTCTGGGTAATAACCGTATTAGCTGCCTGACCACCAGCGGCCGTCACCTTAAGAGTATTTACCAGATCGTTTATATTAGTGTTCGCAGCAATATCGGAGAATACGATACTGAAAGCAAAGGCTCCTGTTGCACCAGGGTCGTCGGCGATAACAGCGCCGTTGTTGGTAGCCTTACCTGCCGCCTGATAGGAGGTAGGTATTTCCAACGTCAGAGGATGAGTTCCGTCCGGAGTTAAGGAGAACGTTAATTTAGTTGAGTTACTTGTACCGTTGATTGTTACAGTACCACCTTCTTTCCCTACAGATGCAGTAGGATCTATTTTTACGAACTCAGCTACCGGAGATTGGTTGATGGTAGCACTTTTCTTAACATCCCCGGATTCGGCACCAAATTCTACTTGTAACGTACGCTGTACACGACCTTCGTATTTTTCACCTGATACGGTAACCGCCTGATCACCGTCACCTGATCCCGGATTGAAGGTTACAAAACCTATTTTCATTTCTGCCATGACATAAATAATTTTGTAGTTAATTAATATCTTGACAAAGATATATTTATTACACGAAAATCATATTATTCATGTTTATAAATTAAAAGCTATATTTGACCTAAAATATAAGACAATTATGAGAAGAAGATTTTTTGACAAAATAGGGGGCGATCTCCCTACTGATAATTTTATGGTTTTTGATAAATCAGTATCAGATCCGGCTAATATAACAATAAGCGAAGACAGTGATTTTTTATATCGTTTGATTACCAGTGGCTTTTATAGAGTTCTTTGCAAGAGCGCTGCGGGAGGAAGAGAGGTTTTTGTATGTAGATTGGGAAATAATGACAGCAACTTATATCTTGATGGCAGTAGGGCTGTTCTTACCGGACAAGAAGGTGATGTGATGGTCGTTTTCTTAGAATTTTGGTATAAATGGTATAAGGTGGATGATAATAGATTTCTTTATCATTTTGCTGATCATAATATCGATGGCACTTACATCCATGTCCCGCAATCTCTTGTTGGAGCATATAAAGGATATGTATCTTTGAATAGATTATATAGCTGGAGTGATGTTACTCCTACGACGAACGTATCATTATCTGATTTCAGAAGTTACGCAAAAGCACGTGGTACCGGATACCAGGTGATAGATTTCCAGCAACATTGCGTGATTGCTATGATGTTGTATGCTAAGTACAAAACACGAAACACGCAAGCTGTATTAGGAACCGGTGGAGCAATCTCTGATCCGGCTACAACAACTGGCAGCAGTAACGAGATCGGTAATGTGGATACCAAAAACGAAAACTCTAAATACGTTTCAGGCTTAGGCTTGGAAGGTGTTTTCGGCGGTATCTTCGAATGGGTGGACGGTGTGGAAATCAATAACCGAGTTTGGAAAATAACCGATCCTGACGGTTCGACTCGCAACGTGAACGCCGCGACTTCCGACGGCTGGATAACGAACATCGCAGCCGAAAACGGTCCTTTTTTCGATATGGTACCAACGAATGTAGGTGGCAGCGAAACGACACATTATTCAGATCACTATGATCAATCATCGGACGTCAACCTTGTTTTGGCGCGCTCCGCTTACGACTCGTATTCGTATGACGGTGTGGCGTTTGTGGATGCGTTTTACGATGCCTCAAGCATGTATCCATACTACGGTTCGCGTCTCGCTTTTCGTGGAACCATATCCGAAGTAAGTCCGGAGCAGTTTAAAAAATTACCAGCATTATAATATCATATTTTAACTGTTTTTAAATAGTATTGTTGATATTATTATGTATGTTTGCAACATCAATATAAAATATTATAGCCATGAAAGTAGATTTTTTTAACAGTAAGGATTTTTTAGGATCTAAAACTAAAGAAAGCAAGATCCGGAAGTTGTCAATCAGCAAAAGTAAGATAATGACTATCTCTGTCTATAATTTGAATTGGATGGGGGTAACGGATGCGGTTGTTATCGGCTTAGAAGAAGGGAAGGCATTTGAAGGAGTTGAAAATACGGTCTTTTATCTGGCTGCTTCTGATGTTGAAGACGAGAGATCGTTTAAGGTAAATAACCTTGGTGTAAAATACAAGAGGGTTTACTTAAAAGACCTGCTCGATTATCTTGGATGGGATATAGGAGAAAATTCTTATGCTGTGTATGATATTATAAAAGAAGACAGTAATCTATTCCGTCTTCAGCTTAGGGTAATAAAAAAGAGTAGGAGTGAAAAATGATGAACGATATAGATATTAAAAATAAAAGAATACTGCTATTTGATTTTGACGGGACGCTTATAGAAACCGCTTCTGGGAATACGTTCGCTACAGACTTGACAGATATGAGGATTAAGATGGATGTGGTGAATAAGGCTCTTGACCTCATGCAGGAGAACGGTGTTAAGGTATTTGCTATCGTAAGCAATCAAGGAGGAGTAGAAGCTGGGTTTGTTTCTGGAGCTGATATTGAAGCTAAGATAGAATACGTACTGAGGTCCGTACATGATTTGGCGGTAAAACGTGGCATAAGAGGCGTGATATATGAAAAGCGACTATGTTATTCCAATGATAAACAAGATCCGATGAGGAAGCCTAACACTGGCATGATTGATGATGTCCTTATGGAATGTAAAGACACTGTAATGCACGGTATGAACTTTAGTCAACTTAAGGAATGTTCGTTGATGGTCGGGGACGCCAGTGGCCTACCAGGGCAGTTCTCTGATTCGGATAAGGTATGTGCTGAGAATGCTGGTATTGACTATATGGATGTTACTCGGTTTGTTGGTAAGGATCTTGATTTAAATTTATAATCTCATATTATGAAAGTAAAGAATACAGCAATAGTTTATCATAAATCGGATTTGGATGGCGTTGTATCGGCAGCTATCGCAACCATGTACGAAAACAGTAAAGACAGGGATGTTGTTTATATCCCGTATTCGTATGAAGATGATGTTAAGAAAGTTACCAGCAAGGTGCGTGATTTAGATGTTGTTTATGTTCTTGACGTGTCTTTCGGAGCCGATTCTAAAACGGTTTTCAAAAAGTGGCTTGATGAAGGAAAGGGCCTGATGTGGATAGATCATCATAAGGGAATTATCGAAGATAGTAAGACATGGGGGTTCACTGTTCCAGGGTTGAGGAGAGTCGGTGTCGGTGCGTGCGCACTTGCCGCCGACCTGCTGATGGGGAAGGTGCCTGCGATCGTCCGGTGCTTGTCAGACTACGATGTGTGGAATAAAGAATCCGGTTTAGGCTGGGATACGGTAGTAGCTGTCCAGTATGCCTTGAGATCAAAAATAAGACTCAATGTATTGATTGCATTGTCGTATTTATATGATCACTTTAAAGAAAATATGAAAGACAATGAAATTGATCTTATTTTTTATGATCTTGCTAAAGAAGGACGTGCTATAATTAACTACATGGCTGGTAAAAACGAAGATGAGGTAAGTAGGTACTCGTTCGAAGCTTACGTCGACGAGGTTAAGGTCGTGGCGATGAATACTACAGAATTTAGTTCTAAAGTATTTGATTCTCTTACACGAGACTGGTTAGACGGTAGAAAAATTAAAGCCCTTATGCCATTTTGTATCATGCCAGGTGGTAAGGTTAGGTTCTCTCTTTATGAATGCGTGGAAGACAGCGTAGATTGCTGTGAGGTAAGTAAGAGATTCGGTGGTGGAGGACATGCTGGTGCTGCTGGATTTGTTATAGATGTATCAAGTGACCAGTTTAAGGACTTCCTTGAAAACCATAAACTTACTTCAATTAAATAAATTAATAAGGTCGTGTTTTAAATAGGATTGGTTTCTATCAATCCTATTTTCTTGTTGTGTGTGAGGTGGGTGGGTGATGGGAGAGAGGGTAAAAGATGTTTATGTAATGAGGGATATGAAAGATGTTTATGTGATGGGAGAGAGGGTAAAAGATGTTTATGTAATGAGGGATATGAAAGATGTTTATGTGATGGGAGAGAGGGGGTACCTATCACGAACCTCCCGCCCCCGAAACGCGTTTTCTCCCCCACACCCCCTTCGCTGGAAAATCGGAAACGCGTTTTTATCTCAAACCTACAAACTCGCTGATTATCAATAACTTATTTAAATTATTGATAATCAATGTATTATTATAAATTATTGATTATAAGCCACTTAAATAAGCATATATCCTACATATTAATGTACGCGTGTAATACCGCTCTCGTTCGTTTTATAAATTGCTGATAATCAGACGATAGAATCGAAATTAATACAAGTTAACAAAAAAAAGATAGCATATATATTTGTAGCAACAACAAATTTCGTATATTTGCGTCGTGATCGAGAGAGATCGCAAGTTAACATGATGAACCTATATAGTGTACCCGTTGGGCTAACTATATATGTATCTGTAATTGCCCGCGTTGTGGGTCATTAATTTGATTTAACAATTAAAATATATTGGGATATGATTACGAAAAAAAATGTAAACAAGCTGCAAAACGCTGTTATTAAAGAGAATGCCGCAAATTTGGTAGGTGCTGTTAAACTGTACAACGCTCTATTTTCAAATGGATCTGATTTGAAATCCATTTGCAAGGCTTTGGAAATACCGGCAGAATACGCTGTAAAGGTAGCAGCCCTCGCCAAGGATAAAAAACGCCTGGTAGCTGTGTGTAGCCAAATGTTACCGAAAGTTGACGATACATTTGTTAAATTTGCTTTATACTCTAAAGTGTATAAGGATACCAATGCAGACAAAGAGAAAGGCGTTGAGGCTAAAACGGCTGATTGGTGCGCTGAGAATGTGGTTTACGGTAGCGAATATAAATCATTTGGTTTTACTACTGCCGAATCATTGGAGACCAAAAAAAGCACTAAATGGTTGATAAAAGAAAACGACGAGTATAAAGCTACTTATGTGGCTGTTAAGATCAAATCTTATTCAATCCGTACCATTGCAAAGTGTGTGAGTGAATATTTGGCGCACGAAAGCAACCAGCAGTAAAAAAAGGTTAGGCGCGTACCGTTAAACGCGCCTGTACGCCATTGTCAGTGGGTGCACGTCCCGCGTATGCTTTAGACTGAAGCTGACAAGCAGAGAGTTATTTTACATATTGGAAGGCAAATATACCGTTGCCCTTGCCGTTGGCAATCAAAGGGTTGGTATTACTGCATGAACTACGTTGAATAAGCGCGGTTTATGTTAGGTATGTGATTACAGTTTGGAAAACATGCCGTTGTACGAGGTTTGTCTCCAGATCGAAACGTGTCTTACTTGCTTACACGAAAAAATAGAACAAGGCTGTAGATTAAATTACAGGGTACAAGCATGTAGCCTACCATGTAGGGACGTGTCGTATCAAAACGCAAGGACACAATCGCCTTTATTTGTGGCTAAGTTGTGTAGCAGACGGAAAATATAATAACAACATAGTACGGGCCTGTACACAAGAACTACGTACTAATTACGGGCTGTTGGTTGTAGCATAAAATTCGTACAGGATAGGAATGCGCGTCCGGTTCGATTCCGGAGCAACCTCTAAATTATAAACAATACAATAACATGGGAAAGAAAGAAATGATCAACGCTTTAATTGAAGCGTTCAATAAATCTAAAAACAGTTGCGTAAAAATAACATTGCGTAACTATATCGAGACGGTGGAAACATTGAGCGAAAGTGAGTACAAAGAGGCGGAAGGTTTCTATATCGAAGCACTTAACCGCTGGAGTTAATCATAATTAAAGCATAAAGAAAATGGAAAGGAAATTTAAATCTCATATGGTAGACGTCCGCGGTCTGTCCAGGAAAGAAGCTAAAGAAAAGCGGAAAAGAGCGTATCGGGAATTTATGTTGTATCGTGATCTCAAAGAAGCGTATCATGCCGATACAGGAAAGGACAAATGCAAACGTAAAGTCCATACATCACGAACATACGTGAAAGAAAACATAAACAGTATTTAAATAGGGATAGGGTTGTTCCGAATATCGGAGCAGCCCTATTTTCGTATCCTACCCTTTCTATTTAAGGGTAAGATATTCTGAGAGTGAACGGCGGATGTGTGCTATATTGGTCTAAAACGAAACTAAAATATGAGAGTTCGGATATAATGCCGGTATTTTGTCTATATCATGTCGTTAAAATTGGTTTAAAACGAAACTTAAGGCGGTTTTCTGGCCCAAAATAGGGCGTCGGATGCCGCCTTTTTCGTCTCTATGGATTGAAAATTAGGCTTATTGTACTTTTCTTAAAAATAAGGTATGCTTGATTATCAATTAGTTAGGTTTTATGATACCCGTATTTTCGGACACACTTATTGTAAATTTTTTATTTTATGTGGTGGTTTTTATTAGTAGCTGACCTGTATTTTTTATCGGTTGGAGTAAGGTCTATGTTAGAGTACGGACCAGATCAGTATAATATTGTGATGGTTTTTTGCTTTTCGTTTTTGGCTTTGATTATAGGTCTGAATATCTATCTTGATAGGAGGAGCAGGCGGTAGGGCGTGGGCTGAAGTCTCTCTATTCTCTCTATGGAATGATATTATCTCCAAATCCCCCATACTCCATGCCAGAGTATAAGCTTGTAGCGCTCTTCGTATGCCTGTAGCGAGGTGTGAGAGCGCAGGTTCTATGCGGAAAGCCGGAGGATTAGCCGGGGTTGGAGAGGGGGAGAGGGAGGGCACTCCCTACCAACAAAATTCAACTCCCTACCAACAAAATTCAACTCCCTACCAACAAAATTCAACTCCCTACCAACAAAATTCAACTCCCTACCAACAAAATTCAACTCCCT